AAGGTAGTTTAAATAGTATATTAGACCATCCGAAAATTGTTGTGTCTTCCGAAGAATACAACAGGATTCAGAACAATTTAAGATACTTTCAAAGTAAATTTAGCGATGTAACCTATCTAAACACGGACGGGGAGCAACGAACAAGGAAATTTAATCATTTGCCATTAGCAAGAACAGCTTGTAAGAAGATAGCAGGGTTAGTTTACAACGAACAAGCTGAAATAACGGTTGATAATGAAACAATTAATCAGTTTGTTAATGATGTTTTGTTAAATGATAGATTTAATAAGAACTTTGAAAGATACCTTGAAAGTTGTTTGGCGTTGGGTGGTATGGCAATGCGACCATATTTTGATGGTAAAACTATTAAGGTAGCATTTATTCAAGCACCTGTTTTTTTACCATTACAAAGTAACATGCAAGATGTAAGTAGTGCGGCAATCATTACTAAGACTGTTAAAAGTCAAGGTAAGGCAAATATTTATTACACATTAATAGAGTTTCACGAGTGGAAGGATGAAGATTTAACAATTACAAATGAGCTTTACAAGTCAAACAATTCAAGCACAATTGGTAGTCAAGTATTGCTAAGTGAATTATATGAAGACTTAGAAGAAAGTATAGTTATTAAGGGTTTAAGTAGACCATTATTTACTTACTTGAAAACACCTGGAATGAACAACAAAGATATTAACAGTCCGTTGGGGTTATCAATATTTGATAATGCGAAAACAACCATTGATTTCATTAACAGGACTTATGATGAGTTTATGTGGGAAATTAAGATGGGACAAAGAAGAGTTGCCGTTCCAGAAGGATTAACAACTATGACTGTAATGACAGGAACTGAATTTACAACAAAACGAAGATTTGAAACAGACCAAAATGTGTATGTTCAAATTGGTGGTGGACTTGATGAAAGTAAAATCGTTGATTTAACTACACCGATTAGAGCAGATGATTACATAAAAGCTATTAACAAAGGTTTAGCAATGTTTGAAATGCAAGTTGGGGTTAGTGGTGGAATGTTTAGCTTTGATGGAAAGACAATGAAGACAGCAACAGAAGTTGTCAGCGAAAATTCAGATACATTCCAGTTAAGAAACAGTATCGTATCACTAGTGGAACATTCAATCAAAGAACTTGTAGTTTCAATTTGTGAATTAGGTAAAGCACATGGAATATATCACGGTGAAATACCTAAGCTAGAGGATATATCTGTTAACCTTGATGATGGAGTATTCACAGATAGAAATGCAGAACTTGATTATTGGGTTAAAGCATTAGCAAGTGGAATCGTTAGTAAGCAATACGCTATATCAAAAGTATTAGGCGTGACTGATGAAGAAGCTAGTAAGATGTTAAATGAAATCAACGAAGAAGTACAACCGAACCTAGATGAAACTGATGAGGTAATCTATGGAGATAAAGAATAATGATGGTAATTATTGGGTAAAGTCAAAAGAAGTGGAAGGTTTATACCATGAATTATCCATGGAAATAATGAAGAACATAGTCAGAAGACTTAAGCAACGAGGAACGGTTGATTTAATTGAAAATCCTTATGTTTGGCAGTTAGAGAAGTTAAATGACATGCATTTGATTACAGAAGAAAATGTTAAGCTAATTGCCAAATATAGTGGGGTTGCAGAGGATGTATTTAGAGATGTAATTGCTAATGAGGGTTACAAGGTTTATCAAGACAGCCATCAACAATTGGCACAGGCTTTAAAGACTAACGCACAACCTAATTATTTAGTTCAAGATAGCTTAAATTCATTAGCTAAGCAAACAATGTTTGAGGTTAATAATTTAATTAATACTACATTACCTAAGGCACTTCAGAAGAACTATAAACAGACTTTAGAAAGTGCAGTGGTAAGTGTTGTATCTGGTACTAAATCAGATAAAAAAGCATTGTCAGAAGCTGTTTTAAAGATGTACGAAAGAGGATTTACCGCTTTTAAAGATAGTGGAGGTAGGACGTGGACTGTAGAGCGTTATGCACAAACGGTAATACGAACAACTACTTTCAGAGCATATAGAGAAATGAGAGAAAAGCCTGCAGATGATTTAGGAATAGATACTTATTATTACAGTGCCAAATCTAGTGCTAGAGAATTATGTGCACCATTGCAGCATCAAATAGTAACTAAAGGAGTTGCAAGAACTATTAACGGTGAAC